CTTAGATGCAATGGAGGTTAACTTCTTGTCTGAGAGAGCTTTATGTACATTAGGTGCAAATAACTTCTTCATCTTTAAAGGATAAGAATAATTGATATAGAGGGGGACACAGTGTCTCCCTCTTTATTTTAAATTTTAATTTAAATTATATATAATGGAAAAGATCAAAAGAGTAAAATTAGAAGCGAAAGACCGCATCTATTTATTAAAAGGAGAAGCATCTCCACTAAGCTATTTTATAGCATCAAAAGACACACCAAGAAGAAGGTTGCTTTACTATAACGAAGAGACAAACTCTAATCACGCACTTAGGTATGCTAGAAATTCTAATTCACCATTTCAAGAAGAACAAGACGCAAATGTTATTTTGGAGCCTATTGTTTTTGAGGATGGCGTATTAAATGTACCAAAAAATAATCCAGTTCTACAAGAGTTTTTACATTATCACCCAAGCAATGGAGGTGAGTTTTATGAGTTTGATAATGAAAAGGATGCTCAGGAAGACATGATGATGTTGTATAACCAACTTGATGCACAGTTAGCAGCAAGAGACTTAGATGTTTCTACACTTGAGTCAGTAGCAAGGTTGTTGATGGGATCAAATGTAGACGCAATGAAGACCTCTGAATTAAAGAGAGACGTAATGATGTTTGCAAAACGATACCCTCAAGACTTTATGGAGGCTATTAATGACCCAGCACTAAGGGTGAACAATATAGCCGCTAGAGCTATGTCTGATGGATATCTATCATATCGAAACAATAAGAAAGAAATTTTTTATAACCTTAAGGACAATAAGAAAAAATTAATGACAATTCCATTTGGAGAAGATCCATTGTATGTACTGTCTTCTTATCTACAGTCTGACGAGGGATTAGATCTATACAAATACCTTGACGATAAGTTCTCTGAAAATTAGTATATTTGTACTTTATAAACCCATTTAAACTTTTTAAACAATGGAAAAATTTTTAAGATTCCCTATTTCTGGTAGCACATACATCTTAGTATCTGCAACAAACATTGCATTAATCAGCCAACTTACTGGTACTACTACTGCAATTTATTACAAGTCTGGTGGTTCTGCTACTGATGTTGTAACAATTACTCACGCATCTTTAAGTAATGATGGATTTCGTGACTTCGTTCAGAATCAAGTAATCAATGCGTTACAAACGCCTTGGACTGCTGTTTCTTTTGATGTTACTCCTCCTGTAGCTGTATCAGGTATTGCTATAGCTTAATTTTAAGATAATTTAAAAATGAAAGGGCACTTAGTTTAAGTGCCTTTTTTTATTTATCTTTGTAAAAAGCATCCCGATGATAGATGACGTTAGACGTACCGTACTAAACATAGTAAACAAAGATAATAGAGGTTACATAACTCCTGATGAATTTAATACATTTGCTAGGATGGCTCAAAATGAAATATTTGAGCAGTATATGTACTCGTACACAAATGAGATAGTTAAGCAGAACAATCGACTGAATGGTGAAGGGTATTCAAATATACCACAAAAGATATCAGAGATGATTGACAGGTTTTCGGTGTATACTCCACTTACATATGATGCAGCTCCTGCAAAGTTTAATACGCCTACTGACTATTACTACATAGAGAAGATAGTGTACAACAATGTTACTGAAGTAGAAAGGGTTGAGCATAGCAAAATTTTCAATCTACTGGCATCAAACCTGACTGCTCCAACGGTGAACTATCCAGTTTATATATTGTCAACTGGAACATCGAGTGTATTGAATCCACAGCTGTTATCTGAAGACATAAAGATTTATCCTTTATCTATTACCAATAACGTACTCATAAGGTACATAAGGTATCCATACATACCCCTTTGGTCATTTATCACTACACCCAATGGTGAGGCTTTATTTGATTCAGCAAGCTCTGTTGACTTTGAGTTACCAGACAGCGACTTTGTTAATTTAGTTGTAAAGATACTACAGTATGCAGGTATTTCGATAAGAGAACAAGAGGTGGCAGCGGCAGCAAAATCAGAAGAGATACAGGACGCTCAACAAAAACAATAAGATATGTCATATATAACTAATTATCAGTACTACACAAATAATGGGACTATCCCACAAGATACCAACTGGGGGTCTTATCAGTACGTAAGTCTATTTGACATTGTTAACAACTTTATGCTTATGTATGTAGGCAACGACAAGCTAGTAAACAATGTTGATAGGTACACGCTATTGTTTCATGCAAAGAGAGCTGTACAGGAGTTAAACTATGACGCACTTAGAAACATTAAGGTTCTAGAGATAGAGATGGGAGACGATCTAAAGTTGATACTTCCTCCAGACTACGTGAACTATGTTAGAATATCAATGCTTCGTAATGGGCTACTTATCCCATTGGTTGAGAATAGGACGGTAATGTCAGCAACGGCTTACCTACAAGACAATGACCTAGAGGTTGTGTTTGATTCAAACGGTCAGGTTGTGATCGCTGACTCAAAGCTAGACATACTAAGACAAAATAAGGAGCTATACACTGGCCCAGGTGCGTATAACGGATCTATGGGGTGGTGCTGTAATGGTGACTGGTTCTTTGGATATAGACTAGGCCAGCGGTACGGAATGAATCCTGAGGACTCTAACATTAATCCTAAGTTTTCAATCAACAAATCATCAGGGATAATTGATTTTTCTAGTGGTGTTGAGAATTCATTCATCATACTTGAGTACGTGTCAGACGGAATGGAGAATGGTGACGAGACAAAAATTACAATAAATAAACTAGCAGAAGAGTATCTATATTCTTACCTAAAATGGGCTGTGCTTAACAATAAAATTGGTGTTCAAGAGTACGCCATTGCTAGAGTTAAGAAAGAGAAGACAGCGACCCTTAGAAATACTAAAATACGACTAAGTAACATGCACCCATCAAGGCTATTAATGAGCTTGAGAGGTAAAGATAAATGGATTAAATAATTATGCCTGACTTACAAAGAACATTCCTTGCTGGAAAGATGAACAAAGATATTGACGAGAGGCTACTGCCTGACGGACAATATCGACATGGGCTAAATATTACCATAGACACATCTTCTGGATCTAATATAGGTGCACTTCAGAACGGATTGGGTGCGACAAAAGTATACCCTATTACACAGGTAGTAAATAGCTTTGTAGGACAAGAAAGTACAACTAAAACTATAGGTGCGGTTGCGTATGAGGCTAAAAACCTTATATATTGGTTTGTTACATGTTCCACATCAAACGCTATAATAGAGTACAACCAAGATACTGGTGTATCATCAAGGGTACTTGAGTGTCCTATATCTGGTGGGTTAAACTATTTAAATTTTGACTCAAAAAGGATAATAACAGGTGTAAATTACTTAGAGGGAGAGGACGGTGACTCGTACTTATTCTGGACTGACAACTATAATCCACCTAGAAGAATTAACATATCAAGGTGCAAGTCTTATGGTCAAAATGACACAAGAATTCCAGTAGACATAAATGTCATTCTTAATCCACCAATGAACGCTCCGTACATATTATTAAGTAATGACAGCTCAATACCAACAAATAATATAGAGGAAAAGTTTCTATACTTTGCATACAGATATAAGTACATAGACAACGAGTACAGCTCAATATCTCCGTTCTCTTCAGTTGCATTTGTTCCAGGATCAATTAACATAGACTTTGAAACTGGTGACAACAAGGGAATGGTTAACACCAAGAATAAAGCTAGTATTACATTTGAGACAGGGAATCAATTTGTAACAGAGATACAGTTGCTTGTTAGGGACACACGTAGCTTAAATGTAATGATCATTGAGACCCTGAACAAGGTAAACATGTCAATACAAAGTAACAGTACGTTTAACTTTACATTTAGAAATAACAAGATATATGCTCCAATATCAACAGATCAGATAACACGACTGTTTGACAATGTACCGTTAAGAGCTCAGGCACAAGACATGATAGGAAATAGGTTGCTATATGGTAACTACCTACAATTTAGAAACATTGTAGACTGCAATGACGTTGGCATAAACATAAACTTTACTGTTAACTATATATCATCTAATATTTCTATAAATCCTACTACAGGATTTGTAG